AGAGCGTTGAACATTTCCGCAACGGCAGGTGTGTTGAGGGTGAGTCTGGTCGTGCCCGATGCGCCGCCATCCTTCAACACCACAGAACCAGCACTGGTCGTGGTCGTGATCAGGATGCCCTTCACACGGGTGGGTTGATCCACCATAGTGCCATCGGCTACCGCCGTGGCACTTTTAACGTCTGTTTGCATCATGACGCGATGCTCCTATTAGGCGATGGTGACGCCGCGCGAACCGATGATTGCCCAACCGGCAGAGGTGTAAACCAGCGTTGCGGTGTCGCCAACAGCCGCAAAAGTGATGGTCGTGAAACCAAGCGCGGTCGTGGGGGTCAGAACAGCGGAGCCGCCGTCCACAGCGTGCGCAATCACTTTGATCTCGCCCACAGTGCCGTTAGCCAAAGTCAAGGCTTGAGTTGCACCCGTGGTGGTCAGGTTGGTATATGCGTTGGTGATGTCAACTGCGCCAGCGCCCGACAGGGACTGGGTGCCCAGAACAACGCCGGTATCAAAAGTGGAGTTGACGGTAACTGCACCGGTGGTGCTGTTGACGGTGATCGACTGGAAGCCGTTTTGCGACCGAACTGGGCCGCTGAATGTGGTATTCGCCATGATTTTCCTCACATGCGAGTTAAGGTGTTTCTGTCTGCATGTCGTCAGCCGGGACTGTCAGAAACACCGGGGACCCCGGGATGATGCTCAATATACAGCAAAAGAAAAGGGGGCGCAAGGCCCCCTTCTCGATTAAGCGCCGGAAGAACCCCAGACGCCCAGAGGATCAGACCAACCGAACGAATAACGCTCGCGGGCCTTGTAGCGGACGTTGCCGGTGTCGAAGTCGCCGTCCATCGAGTTAGCCAGAGGCATACGCTCGAAGTGCTTCAGACCGTTGGGAACGTCAGTGGTCAGGAACCAAGCGTTGGTGTCGGTCAAGAAGTGGTTGACGGTGAAGCCTTCGGGGATGGCACCCATCTGCTTCAGGGCGTTGATGTCGTTGTCGGCGGTGCTGACACGCAGTTCGGTGTCGAGCAGTCGCTTGGCGACGAACATCAGGCTGGGCGGGATCACCAGTTTGCGAGGCTTGGCGGCGATCAACAGACCACGTTCATCGGTCCACGCGGCGATTTGAATCACAGCGTTTTCCAGAGCGGTTTCGTTGAGGTCCACGCCAGTGGTGGGGCTGTTGTAGTTCACACCGCCAGAGACCAGCGGGTGGCCCACACGGGTACCACTAGAGTTGTTACCAAACAGGGTCACGCCGTCGCCACCCAGATACGAGCCATTGAAACCGTTGTTCAGAACGGAAGCGGCTTTCACCTGCTTGGTGTAAGCCATGGCGCGGGCCAGAGCCTTGGTGTAACGAGCAGACAGGCTGTCGTACAGGTTATCTTCGATCGCTTCTTCAGTGATCGAGAAACCCAAGGCGATGGTCTCGTGGGTGTAACGGGCGGTGAACGCTTCTTGCGCGTTGTCGTAAGCGATGGCAGAGCCTTCGTTCTTGACAGGCGCGGCGTTGAAGCCAGCCAGTTTGGTTTCTTCTTCAAAACTACGCTCCGACTTCTCGGTTTCGTAGATTTCCTTGTGCTCTTCGCCGTAACGAGCGTACTCCATGCCGAACAGAGCGTTCAAGCCGGGGAGCAGTTCTTTGAGCAGTTGTGCGCGTGAAATTGCCATTTTGAATTACTCCTTAGATGCCAACGGCGTTGGTGTAGGCGTGAGCGCCGGGGTTGAACTTCACCAACACTTCAGTGTAGGTATCGGTCAGCGGAGAGGCAAAACCGATAATCTTGAAGGCGGCGGCCGTGGTGACAACAGTGGATTCCAACGCGCTGGTCGAGTTGCCAGTCTGGGTAGAACCAGTGCTGGTGCTCTGAACGGCGGCAAAGAAGGTGTTTGCGCCAAGAGCGGCTTGGGTGACTTGACCGTCCAATTGTGCTTGGAACGTCACGTTGGGGTCGGTGATGACGTACGCGCTAACCACGCCGGTGGTGCCGGAGGGGTAGTACTGCGAGTAAATCTGCTGACCTTGTGCGTTGATGTAGGAACAGCCAACGAACACGCCCCAAGCGCCAAGGGTATTGCCGCCGAGGTTGTTGGTTGTCAGGTCCGCACCAGTGGCGGTCGACAGAGCGATGTAGCCGTTGGCGTTAATGATAACGACTTGGCCGTTGAAAAGATTGGAACCCAGACCTGCCGGGTCAATCAGGAACTGACTCGTAGCGCCGGCATAAGGCAAGCCGTCGTTACGGTTTACGGCACGAAGGCCGTAGGGGGCATTGGTGTTTGCCATTTAAGAACTCCTTGTTACTTTGAACCTGAACCAAAACCCCCACCGCGCGTCGTGGACGATTTCTTGTCCGAGAACAGCGGCATGCGAGGGTCATTGTTTCGCAGAAAGTGATTGTCCACTGAGTCCATCTGTCCCTGAGCCATGGCGTTAAAGTAGTCCTGACGGGCATGGAATTTCTCGGTGGGCATCTTGCAGAGCATGAGGCCGCCAATTTCCACGTTGCCAGTTTTCTCGTTCCCCAAAAGCATCAGTTCGGGATGGTCTTCTGCCTTAACCGGCACCCAACCTTCACGCATCTTTTGGGACACGTTGGTCGGATTCGCTTGCCCCAGAATGTGAGTGGCTACCCAGTGGTAGGTCCATCCCGGCTCAGGCGTCGGATCAGGCAGGTTGCTCGGCGGCACATAGACTGCACGAGCGGATTTTTCGCGTGACTTCAGATCACGAGGGGTACGGTCTTGGATTTCAGCCATTTTGGTTCTCCAGTTTCAAAACTTCACGGGCATACACTTGGGGGTCAAGATTAAATTTTTTCGCAAGCGCCATTTGGGTTTGCGTCAACTCAATCTTTTTCTTGCCGGTCGAGCGACTGGCAGGAGCCACAACTGATGCTGGTTTTTTAGCCGGAGTCCCTTGAGACCGTGGCTTTTCGTCCACTTCTCCGAAAACTTCGGGGAACTTAGACTTCACGCGAGCGTCAATCTGCTCGAAATATTCGTCAGAGCGGGGATCAACCCCGGTTGCCACTAATTTTTGATGCAGTCCTAGGGCAAAACTGGTAACTTCTTCAAACCCCGATGAGCCGAACCACTGGTTTTTTGCCTGCCAGCGCAGTGTTTTTTCGTCCGGCCGCACCTGTTGGGTCTGCGGTTGTTGAGTTTGTAACTCTTCTTCACGCGTTTGTAAAGGGGGTGGTGTGAAATTTTTTGCATTTTTCACTTCCCACTTGGCTTCAGCCAACGCTTCTTGAGCGGCGATGATGGCATCGGTATCGTAGGCTTCCTGAGCGGCTTTCAGTTCACGACGGGCTTTTTCGAGTCTGGCTTCCGCCGCCTCTTCCGCCATGGTCTTGTACTGCTCCGTCCCCGTTTGCACGTATTGTTTAAGCCTTTTGTTTTCTTCGGCCATGGCCAGAGCGATGCGCTCCAGTTCCGCTTTCTCACGGGCCAGCGCCTCTTTGGCTCTACGCTCGTCGTGGCGGGCGTGGGTCAACTCCTTCAGACGCTTCTTGACACCCTCTGTATAGGTATCCAGTTCTTCGTCGGTCGGATCGTTGACTTCACGGTCCAAGGGCTTGCGGCCTCGGTCCCGCTCAGGGGTGTCGTCAACAATGTCGATCTCAACATCGTCGTTCTGGACACTGATCTCAATGTCCTGTTCCTTGTCAGTCTGCCCCTCTATCTCATCGGGGAACTTAAATTCTCCAGTTGCCATGGTTACTCCTTATGCGCGTGTGATGCCACGCGGGTCTTGCACGACTGCATCCACCTGATCGTCATTGATCAGACGGAACTCCTTGCCAAAAATCTTGAATCGCGTGCCTGAGTAGGTGCGCACCAAGACAAAGTCGCCCTCTTGACACCAAGCGCCGTTGGGGAACTTCGCTTGATCTTTGTAGGCATCGGGGCCAACTTTCAGAACGAACAACACGGTGGTCGCGTGTTCTTCCTGTTTCATAAAGGACGTCGGTTTTACCAAGTCCAGTTCGGTGCCATCGAGTTTCTCGGAAACATCGGGGACAACGCAGAGCAGTTTCCAACCAGTCGGGTCGGGCAAACTCGTCGCCTTTTCTTCGGGCGTTGCGGTTTGCTCGGGTTCCTCTTTAGGCTGGATTGTGGGTGGCAGGCTAATGCCCGGGGGCAGAATGATTTCACTCATCTGATTTCTCTACTTTCTCGGCAAGGTCAAGGAGGTGACGCTCTGCGAGGGCTAGACCCTGAATTACCCCGCAGAGTT